TCGGCGCGCTGCTGGGCGGTCAGCGTCTTGCCCTGTTCCTTGGCGATGTTTTCCGCCTTGATCAGCGCGGAGAACTTTTCCTTCTCCACATTGCCAAGGGTAAACGTATTCACCTCTGTTTGTGCAAGCTGGTTCGCTTCTCGCAGGTTCTCAATATATTCTTTGAGCCGGTCCGCTTTATCCGCTTTGCCCGCTTTATTCGCGTCCTGCGCTGTCTGGTAAGACTTGCGCGTGTCGCCTGTTTTCTCACCGGCCAGCGTGCCGACGGTCGAAAGAAACATGTCGGACGGCTTGAATTCCGCCATCTGTCCTTTGCCAGACGCCGGAGTGAACCCGCCCGCAAGCATCGGTGTTTGTTTCCCGGATCTGAATGCTTCGGACGCTCCCGCTGTAATAAAATTATCTGCGGAACGCGCCGCCTGATCATAAAGACCCTTCAGAATTTTAACGCCTTCAATCGCCTTGGCAATCTTGGCGCTCACGAAATCCCACGCATTCGTGAATATTGACATCGGTCCTTGCAGCGCCGCAATAGCGCCGGCAAGATCGGTCTGAATGGCGTCAACGATTTCCGAGATTTGCGTTTTAAGGAAACTATACGCCTCACCCAACCGGCTTTTTACATCAGCAAGGACGGAAATAAATTTTTCAACGTAAGGAATTGTGTCAGCAATTAATGACTTGATGTCTGTCCATAGCGTCGTGACGTTGCCAAGCGGCGTGGCTATTTTGGACAAAGAAACAAGAAGTCGTGAATTGACTTCCTCGTCAGCGGCGCTGATACGATTGCGCAAATCATTGGCTGAATTGGCGATATTATTAAATCCGCCTCCAGCAGCGTCAGCCGCGCGCTGGAATTCAGCCATCGAAAACTTACCCTGATTAATCAGATCAATAAATTTCGCCGCTTTGTCCGCCGGGAAAATGCTTTCAGCCAAATCCCGCGCCTGCGTTGCTGGCAGCGTGCGGATTTTATTTGCGACGACGTCAAGCCATTGGCTAAAGCTGGTTGTGCTATCCAGTGTCTTTAGAAATGATTTGTCAATTTCCTTGACGGTGCTGACGACGGCGCCTGCATTGCGCTTATAGTCCTCAAATGCTTTATTTGCGTTTTGCAGACCCGCAACAACATCGTCGTTGCTTAATCCGACTGTTGCGCCCTTTACCTGTGCGCCAAGAAGTTTTTCTGGCGTGACTGACGCGGATTTTGCCTGTTCTGCAAGGTCAGCCAGTTTACTCCGGGCAACCGACGCGCCGACTTCAATTCCCGTAAATATAGCGGCAAGGCCAGCGCCCATGCCACGCAGGCTAAACACAACCTTACCAACAGCGCTGAGAACCTGACCGGCAAAACCGGCGATCGACCCCCTTGTGCTGGTAAACACGTCTGCAATTTGCGATCCCTGTTGCGTCAGGACCATAAATGGCGACATGCCGCCAGCAAGGGAAACGGCGACGTCATTAATCTGACGGCCAAGGTTAATCATTTCATGGCGGGCAAGGCCGGTCGCCCTGGCGGCTTTTTGCCCCATGACTTCCGCCTGCTGCCCGACGCTAGACATGCCTTCAGCAACGAGGCGACGTTGTTTTTGCCATTCCTGCCATTGGTTGAGCGCAGGGACGAAATTGACATTGTCATTGCGTGGGCTGGGGACAGATTTAGGAACGCCACCCGTCGTTGGCGGGGTTTTCCCCCCCATAGCTGGCATGGTTCCACCAGCAGAATTAACGGCCTTTTTAATTTCCTCCGACGCACGTCTAAAATCATCCGATATTTTTGCGGCGCTTTGAGCGGCCTTATCGGCTAATTGGTCAAATGCCTTCCCGCCTTTCAGGACTTCAGGCGTAAGAGATTTTACAGCATTATTTGTTGTATTTTTCAGTCCATTAATTTCTGAAGCGCTTTGCTTAACCTCAGACGACATTTTCTTGAAAGCATCTTGCGCTTTCGCAATTCCCGATTTCAGACCAGATGTGTCTGCGACGAAATCATATCTAAGGGCGCCGACAACTGTTTCAGCCATTAATCTTGACCTTTGGCGTTAATAGCTGCGAACATTGCTTCGACTTCCTCGGAAGTAGGCGGGGATAAAGCTGTATCTTTACCGACGCCTTTGGCTTCCATATATCCATCAATCGCCGCAAAGAACTCCGGCAATGACATTTTCCAGAAATCGTCCGGGCGCATCCGAAGATGACCCAGACCTATTTTCATCCACGTTTTCCAGCGTTCCTTGCCGCTAAAGGGCGCTTTTCAGCCTTTTGCGGTTCGTCTTGCTGTGCGCTGAAGCCGGAACTTTGTAATAGTTCCGTGATCATTTCCATGAACTCCTGCGGCGTCCACGCGGAAAGTTCTTTTTCACGCACAGGGGTCAGATCAATGCCGTTGCCCTTCAAAAGACCACGCATAAACTTCAGAAGGCGTTTTGCGCTGATTTTGCCATTTTCGCCAAAATTCAGCGCCTCTTCGAAGGACTCGACATTGAACTCATTTTCGATCTCAGCCAACGCACCAAGGCCAAGACAAACGGTGAATGTCTCGGCCCCGATTTTTACGTCGCTGTAGCCTCGTGCTTTATTTGACATAGCGCCTCAATTACGCAGGGGTTGTTGCGGCCGGGCTATAGGTAATTGTCGGCTGACCTGTCGAAAGCAGCTTTACGGTGAAAGTCGCGGCTTCGTTGTAGGTCGCGCTCGCTTCATATTCCGAGACGACAAACGAGCCGACGATGGTTATGCCGGGCGACCCTGAACTGGAGACAAGCTGAAAAATATTTGCAACACCGGAAACGACAAGTGACGGGAGCAGATGACCCGGTGCGTCCTTCTGATAAAGACCCGTAGCATCGATTTCCAGTTCGACTGTTCCGGTATCGCCAAGAAGTTCACGCCAGCGACCGGTAGACTCCGCCGTTGTCACGTCAACGGGGTTATTGTTGATCTTGAACGAACGCGTGCGCAGTCCGGCGATAGCCGTATATGCGGCGGGCGAGGCCGTTGTACGGACGCTAAGCGCCCACGTCGTGCCAGATTGACCAGGCATATTTTCATCCTCTCAAATAATTAAGCAGGGGTTGTCGCAACCGGGTTGTATGTCATCGTCAGAGAGCCCGTTGAAAGCAGCTTTACGGTAAAAGTCGCTGCTTCGTTATAGGTCGCACTGGCCTCGTATTCTGTGACCACGAACGAACCGACGATCGAAATTCCGGGCGTGACTGCCGCTGAGTCGAGCTTGAACACTGTAGTCGCACCAGACGCGACGAGCGATGGCAGGAGATGACCCGGCGCGTCTTTTTGGTAGAGACCGGCAGCGTCAATCTCTAGTTCGACGGTGCCTGTATCGCCAAGAAGCTCGCGCCAGCGACCGGTAGACTCCGCTGTCGTAACATCGACAGGATTGTTGTTGATTTTGAAGCTGCGTGTCCGAAGCCCGGCAATCGCGGTATACGTCGGAGTAATAGCTGTTCGAACGCTAAGCGCCCATGTCGTTCCTGATTGACCAGGCATTCAGATGATCTCCATCAGTCGTGATTTACAAGAACCCGCACGGTGACAACGCCATGGAGCGTCATGCCATCCGGGTCGCGATACGGCCCGATCATGTTTGTGACCCGCATCATTACAGGGATAAAAGGCGCAGCCATGCTCAATGAGCCGACATGCAGCGTCTGGCGGACTTCAGCCATAATACTGCGCGCAGTCGCTGTTTCCGGCGTCTGCGACGATGGCTGATGCCATACATTCACATCGATCTCGAATTCCTGCCCGTCTTCCGTCGCAGTCGAAAAATCGCTGGATTGAACGGCAAGCGAGATGTATGGCGTGCCGTGACCGGAAGGGGCGAGATCAACAATTTTCTGCCCGACGAGGGCGGATGATATTGTTGCATTTGCCAGCAAGGCGGTTCGGATCGCCGCCTTGACTGCATAGGTCGCGTCAAGCGACTGGCTTGCGGTCATTGCGCTTTTCGTAGGTGTTCATCTCGGCGTAAAGCGCGAATTCCGTCTCGCCCGGCATATAGCGGCAAACAGTATCGCCGCTTTCCCTGACGATCTCGCGGGTCGTCATGTCCAGCCAGATCTTTTCCGCGACAGGCGGGACTTCTTCAATCGGTTTCAGGTCCGTCTTTGCTGCCATCATACACCCTCATTCCATTCTGTTTTCGCTGCTCGAACTCATCCGGCGTCAGCGGGACTTCGAGCCTTTGGCCTTGCGCCATCTCGATCACGAGCGCGCTTTTGTTCGCGTCAAGCCAAGTATCAACGACTTTTGATAAACTTGTGATTTCGGCTTTAAGACTTCCCGGCGGCTTTGATGTAGACATGGAGAACATCCCTGAAATGAAGACCAGCCTGCCACGCCGCAGCGCGGAAGAACGGGCGGGCCGCCATTTTATAGGTTCCGTATTCCAAGTCACTCGAATATGAGGCTTTCGACCACATGCTTGCGGTCAATTCGCTCGTTGCTTCCGGGTAAATGTTTCTGATTAAATGACCCGTATCTGTAGCGGGCGTCTGCCCCGGCGATGAAGCCCGGTGCATTTTTTTTCCGCGTTTATAGTAATGGCCTGTTTTTGGGCCCTTTCTTATTGATTTCTTGGCATAGTTCGCCCCAAACAGCGCCGTATCCATCAGCGCGTTCATTATCCCTTGCTCAACATTATCCTTGATGTCGTCAGGTATGAGTAATTTTACCTCTTTGACGTCAATTTTGATCACGCGTTGATCTCCAGCAGCATGACCGTGATAAATTGACGCTGCTCGGTTTCGTCCATTATTCCCGTGACATCGAACTTGCGGTTGCGCCAGATAACCCGGCTGTTTGTCGTAATGTCCGTCCGGTAACGGGTCGTCATTTTATAAATGCGTTGCGCATCGTCGCGGTTTGCGAGGGCGATTTGCGTCGCGCTTAACGGCTCAATCCGCGCCCATGCGGCCAAAGGCGCGCTTGCGCCGCCGTTCCAGTTGACCGTGACGCCATCGCCCCAATTAATATTATTGGTCGAAGCCCAGTTGAAGTTTGTGGTCTGATCCCACGTTGTCGTTATTTCGCCCGCGTCATTTACAGATTGCGTTTGCAGATAAATCGCAACCCGCTCGCGCATTCTCCCGACTTCGGCCAGCCTCATGCCAGCCTCGCAGGCCGCCAGTGCTTCAGGATTTGATCAACATGGCCGGGGACAGGCGATATTGAGCCGGCGGCAATCGGTTCGCGATTATCGAACCAGTGCTTGACCATTATCTTGATTGCGGTCTGGAGATCGTCAGGAACGCCGGAATATGGGCTGGCGTCGAAGCCAGCCGTAAAGGCCACTTCTATCGCCCCGGTCTGCGCAAGGACCACCACGGGCCAAATCTGGCCCAGCACGCGGCTGACACGGCCCCGCATATCGGAGACCTCGGTATAATAAACCCCGCTATCTACCGTGGTCAGGGTTCCGTAGGCGTCGCGCAGTTTGACAGTCGTCACAGCCTGAAACGGCCTTTTCGGGATTTCCAGCACC